GCTGGTTGTAGGCTTTCAGATACAGCAAGTGGTTTATATTCTGTCGCTTGATTAGAAAAGTCCATCAGATCACTCCACTTATTGAAACTCTGGCTCTGGTTTAGTGAGCAACCTGCCATCAGAAGGATTGATAAACACAGAACCCGGTGCAAGACTATCGAAGAACGCTTGTTGTTCGTCATCTGTATCTCCTTGAATAGTGTACGGCTTAGGTTTTACTACACCGTCTAGACTGTACCACTGACCTTCTTCCACCATACCAACAGCCTCTTGGTTTTCAACTACGATAGGTTCTAATCTAGTTCCTTGTATGATAGTTTCTTGATTAGTGTCTACTCCCTCAACAAGGGTCTTATCAAGAAGACTGTTTGTTTGCTCAATCACAGTACGATACTTGTAGGCTTTGTCTATATCACCAAACGTGCCAAGGTACGAGCCTTTAACAAGGGGCATACCTTTAGAGTTGGTAGCAGGTGCCTCACTTCCAATCTCACGTTGAACAGCCTTTATGAAATCAGGGTCTGTAGCATAGTAAGTTTTAGTAGCTTCGTCCCACTTCAAGTCTAGTTTGTAGCCGTAAATACCTTTAGCTCCAGACTCAAGAGATGATAGTGTGCTCTCAGCAAAGCGGAGGTTGTTAGTGATTGCACTGTTCAACAAGGTACGGATCTGGTTAGCAGCTGGCTTATCTACACTCTCAAGCATGTTGATCTTCTCTAGGAGACCTGAGTCTTCTACAAGCTCTTTGATCTGAGAACCTGTCTGGTGGAAGTCAAGGTGATTAAGGCTCTTAACTACAGATGCTACACCAGCCACAAGCTGTTTACGTCCTTGATCTGTAGCAACTGCACCTACTTCGAGTTCCTTCAAGAGAGCTAGACCTGTCTGACGTTCTGTGAGCAAGTCCCCTGCAGTCATATTCGTAGTATCAAACAAAGCACCCATCTCCTCAGGAGAGAGTATCGTGTTAGGTCCAACAACTTCATCAGTCTTGTTAGCTAAGATACCATCAAAGATAGCACCTAGGTCACCCTTACTTGAAATAGCTGCAGTAGGACTAGCGTCTGACATTCTAGTGTTGATTGTTTGCATGATTTCAACACCAGCTGGCGATGCAAGAATGTCAGCGTTAGTGATAGATGCCCCTGCAATAACCTCAGCCATAGTGTTACCTGACTGTGCTAGGAACGATGCAACACCTTCGGCTACCCTCGCAGGGTCTTTAGTCTCTTTTACTTGAGTAAGGAAGTTCTCTAGGTTTGTGAAGTACTCAGTTACATTGTCTCTTTCTTCCTGAGGTACAATGTTAGGCACTTGCATCTCAATATAACGCTTCATTTCTGCAACTTTAACTTCAAGCTGTCCAATGTCTGTAGTTGTGATAGGTTGCCCACTATCTCTCTTGACTGCAAGAGCAGCAACTACAGCGTTATCAAGAGTAAGTAGTTGATTTTCAATTAACGGTTTAGTCTTACCGTAGTAAGATGACAGATCGTTGACGTTTGCTGTAGTCTGCATGAGAGATACAGCTGCATTCTCTGCCGCTGCATTCTGAGCATAAGCAAACCTCTGTTGTTCTGTGAGGTTAGGCTCTAAGATACGAGATGCTTGGTAGGCATTTACGAACACAGGATCTTTCATCATAGCTTCTTGCATCTCTTGCTCAGGGCTTGTTGCAATCTGCTTCAATGAAAGACCTGTCTTAGCTTTTACAACAGTGTCGTACTTTACTAAGTCACGATAACCGCCGGGAAGTTTATCAGCAGCCTCTGCAATCGCCTTACTAATCCCTGCTTTACGTTCTGTGTAAGTCAAACCTCTTGGGCTTTCAGCTTGGTCATCAAGTAGGTCGATTGCAGCCTCTAAGTCACTGATAGCACTCTTCTCTCTTACATTCTGAAAGGCTTTTATACCATCACCAGCAATACTTATACCAGCATTGATGCCACTAAAGACAGCACTCTCATACTGTGTTTGACCTTGAATGGCCCGTGCCTGAGAGTTAAGAGCCATTGCTTGAAAGTCAGACCGGATCTTAGCAGTGTTATCCTTCACTGGTTCTTGCGGTCTCTCGAAAGCAATATCGAAGGATGATTTAGGTGCGAATATATCTTGTGCCATATTAGTTTCCTAGTGTTGATGCTAGACGTTCAGCCATTGCAGCCCTGCCGTTCTTGCGTAGTTTAAGAATAAGCCGGGGTAGCTCACTCTCTAGTGGTGTAACAAGAGCCTTACGCATAGACATCTTGGTTGCTTCTGAAGCTCCACTCAGATCAATACGCATCTTTAAGGCATACAGAAGATTAAAACCTTCTTCGATCTTAGCTGGGTCACCTGTCTGGATCATAGTGTGTGCTTTATCTGCAGTCCTGTTGATAGACTTACGTTCAGTACGGATCTTCTTATCATCATTGTAGATAACAGACTTAGTTGCGTAGAACTCTTGAACCTTAAGAGGACCGAAACCAAGACCAGTAGAGATAGCTTCTGTTGTAGTCATCTCACCGGGAACTGTAGCTCCTGTCTTACTACGGTACTGACCGTTGTTCAAGATACCTACCATCTTAGCTGCGTTGTCTAAGGTTGAGATGTTACGAAAGGTCTTCATGACATCCTCTGTTACCAGAGTACCGTTCCCATCTGTTAGGTTCTGTGTAGCACTAATCAAAGATTGTACAATGTCACCACCAATCTGAGCAGACGGACCACCTACAACCTCTAGGAACTGACCTTCGTTGATCTTACGGAGTGTCTCTCTGATCTGACCTGCAGGTGCGAAGCTAGTAGAGAAGCCAACACCTACACGGCCCTTCTCGTCAGCCATCATAGTATCTGCTATACCATCAATAAGACCCCACTTAAGGTAAGTGAACAACTCATTGTCTGTAGACATACCTGTTTTCTCAGCAATGTAGTCTATAGCACTAGCAAACCCGAAGCCTGCAGTACCGTACATTGGTACGAGAACTGCCCCTAAACGAGCACGTTCCCAATTAGTGAACTCTTTACCATTGAACAGTGTCTCCATAGACCGCATGGTATGCGACAACCATTGGGTAGGTAGACGCATGGCACCTTTCTGCCAAGACGCATTAGATACAGATGACATGTGGAAGTTAAGAGCACTGTCTCGCCTAGCAATCTGCATACGAGCCTGTTCTGAAAGGATAGAGACACCGGGGTTCTTAGCTTTGAACTCTAGGATAGCTGTGTACGTACCTGTCAGACGGGCTAGACGGTCACCTTCACGGAAAGGTACGAGACCAATGTCCATACCCTTAGAAGCTGTCTTCTTAGTGTTTGCCCAAGCGTTAGCCAATGCACTAGGTGTGTAGTCCTCACCAGCAAAGCCAGATATACCACGACCATAGCCAGTGTTAAGCTCTGCAATCTCAGTATCTAAGTCAGCCCGACCAGAGGTACGGACGTATTCCATGATCTCTTTTAACTCATCTTCTGATAAGTCGTAACGACCAGCAAGCCTCTTAACACCAGCCTCTGCGAAGTCAGGGAAAGTGTGTAGACCCCGCATAAGAAGAGCTAGAGCAGCACCACGAGAACCCTGTTTAGGGGAGATAGCCATGATAGATGAAACATGGAAGGACTGAACAACAGTCTGCTTGATATTCAAGAAACCGAACTTAGTCATGAAGCCTACTTTAAGGCCTAGGTTAGTTGGATCTCCGAAGTCAAGCTCTTTGCCTGTGATGTTGTACACAAACTTAGCAGCACTGTCACCTAAGTTACGCATGAAGATCTCGTCTTCACGTTTAACATTCATACGGCGGCGGTCAATGTTCCACACTTCCTTCATGCGAGTTACTTCTTTACCTGATCCTGTGAACTTAGCATTCATAAACAAGTTAAAGTAATCATCAGAAGGTATGTTCTTAGGTAATTCAATACCTGAGATACCCTTGGCTTTCTTGACCCATGCCACCATAGCATTCATGGTGTAGGCTCTGTAGCTAAAGTCATTGATAGCACTGTTGATACCTGCTACAACATTAGAAGCGGGGTCATAATTCGTAGTTTTACCACCACCGTAGTGAGGAAGAACTCTGTCACTTCTCCGCATGTCATTTTCAATGAAGTCAGCAGTAGACATACCGTTGAAGACATCATCCTCACCGTCTACAGCATTAACAGATACGTTACGTTCCTTCACTTGGATGTTAAGCTGAGTCTCTAAGTCCCACTTATTCTCACGAGCAAACAACTCGAAGTCTTCCAGAGTTTCAACGTCTGGGTTCCAAGAGTTGTTAGCCTTAATGATCTCATCAATGTCCTCTGAACCACGAGCAGCCCGGATTGTATTGATCTCAGTGACAGCTTTAAGAGCTTCATCTTCTGTGAAGGCAGATAGGAATGTCTTGATACGGCCTTTCTCGTAGTCACCTGCAACAACAAACCAGTTAGCAGATGGGTTAGTACGAGGACCACCAGCATTGTAGCCAAGAACATCTGTAGGATCTAAGGAGTCTATTGTTGAGGGACGTATAACGTACTCTACACCTTCGTATGGTTTATCTAGACGCCAGACTTCAGTACCACTCTCAAGAAACTCTTTGTAGGTGATCTGGTTATCAAAGATGTCCATGATACGAGCCTGCTCAGGAACCTTAGCTGTAGTGCCAAGACGTTTAGCAGGTACACGAAAACCATTAGGCAGCTTTACAGCACGGTAGCCCTTCTGGACATACCGTTGCATGATGTTAGAAGCCTGTAGGAGATAGGAAGCATCACTGATTTCTACAAGAGCATTGTAGGCATCAATTACTTTAGGTGTAGCTTTCTTACCTGTGAACTCTTCATACTTATTAGAGAAAGTAATGTCATCGTACCAGCCACGTTTAGCTGATTCGAGAGGATTGTCACGTAGTCCACGGGTGATGAAGGCTAATGCTGCACGGTCTGTATTGTTAAGGGCTTGGATAGGCTTAGAGGCATCTTTAACAACCTTACCTAGAGCAGCTGCAGCACCCTCACCTAAGTTAGCTAACTCTGTAGTACGTTCAAGGCCACGAGTAGCTGCAGAACCAAACACACGACCAATAGGGTACGTGAATGAATCAATAGCATTACGCAAGGCATTACGTTCTAGCTTCATAGCACCATCGAATACATCTTCAATACCGGGTATTTCCTTAACGAGGTTAAGGTTCTCACTCTTCTGTACAACAAAGCCTTTAAGATCATCACCGTCCATTACGGGGACAAGTTCACCCTGCATACGTTGAGCAGCAGCCTTAGCACCTGCAGTTGGAGTACCTGCAGCTGTAGGCTTATATGGTTGACCATCTGTAGCTCTACCGAATTGCATCGTAACTTTGTAGTTACCGATCTCGTCGGATACTTGAGCAGCTTTGTACACAGGGTTGTTGAAGGCTTGCTTCATACGAACACCTGCCTCAGAAGCAAGACGTTCTACATCAGCCTTAGGCAGTACACGACCTACAACATTACTCTCATAGATCTTCTTGATCTCTTGTACAACACGGTTCTCTTGAAGGCGACGAGACACAGACCCTTCCGAAGGAAGAGCCTCGTCAAGGTGTGGGTTCAGAGAGGCTGGGCCTACATCAGAGGTAACCTCAGGGTCTACTCTACTGTTCAAGACCTCTTCAGCTGCATCAGCACCAGCATCTAGACCTTCGTTAGAGGATACACGACCAGTCAGTGTTTTCTTCTTAGCAGTCTTGATAGCTAGTTTAGTACCAGCCTTACCTAATTGAACAGCGGTTGTACCTACGCCTGTTGCATCAAGCAGAGCAAAAGCCTTAGTTATACCCTTGTCAGACGCAGCTCGAAAGCCATTGTTGTTGACAATCTCATTCAGTTGAGATAACCTCCAAGAGCTATCGTCCCGTGGGCCTTTGCTCATGTAGTCCTCAGCAAAGCCATCGAACCATTGACCGAACTCTTTAGGTGTCATCTTGATCTTGTTAGTAAGAACCTCAGTACCTAGAGCCTCAAGCTCATCTTTTGTCAAGAGGGTCTTAGGAGATGTAACAAACTCGTGTAGTGCCATAGAACCGAAGTCAAGTATGGCATCAATAGCACCAGTCTCTTCTTTGTCTTGGTACTTCTCAATCACACTCTGAGCAATACGGTTGTTAGAGGCAATGCGAAGATCAACAGGCTCTACACCTGTGTCTTTAAGACCCAGTGCCTGCTCGTAGAAGAACTGTGCAGAATCAAGAAAGTCAAGTTCTTTCTCGTAGTACTTGTCTACATTCTTCTGGAACTGCTCAGGGTCTACATCTAAGTACTCAAGACGTTCCATAGCATAGGACTGCAATGGTCTGTTCTGATCTACAAAGTCTTTCTTTGCAACTTCAACGTCTGTGTGAGGATTACCTGTGGTTAGGAATACTTCGTCAAGTTCAGCATCTGTTTTTATAGAAGTGTCCTGTTCTTCCTGTGTCTGAAAGTCATCTAAGAACTGAGTAGTATCAGACTCAATGAACGTGAGGTCTTCGTTTTCCATTTAGGTCTTCCTCTTACGTATTATTATTATTAAATAAAACGACTGCCAGTGCTTGCGATATTCATACCCAAGTTAAAGAAGCTAGAAGCCTGACTAGAGTACATATTCGCACGAGATAAAGCTAGGCCTTGTTGTGCTTGTAGAACATTTGCTTGACCGTACAGACCTGTAATCTGAGAGCTTAGATCAGCCTCTTCTTGACGTAACATTGTGATGTTCTCTGAGAGACCTGACTGTTGAGAGGAGTAGCCTAGTGCAGAAGCAAGGTTAGAACCTATAGAGGCTGTACCACCAGATACTGCAGAACTTTCACCAGCACCTGCAGCTGAGGCTAAATTAAGAGCACGAGCACGTTGGACCTGTGCTTCACGGATAGCCTGCCTACGGCTCCTACGTACAGCTAACTTTTCTTGTTCAGCTTGTGTAGATATTTGTTCCTTTTGAACAACTATTCGTTCTTGTTCTACAGCGGTAGTCTCTTCTGAAATTGTTGTGACTTCCCCTGCTATTGTCTCAGCTTCGGCTACAGCACGTTTAGCCTTTTTCTTGGCTTTTATACCTTGATCGACAGCGATAAGAGTAGTTACAGCTAGGATTGCAGTAATAGCAGCCATGTTATAATTCCTTTAGATATGCAGTTTCCAGAGCTTGAAAACCTTTTCGTTTATACAAGACGCCTGCTCTGCCATCCTCTAAGAGGTTCTGTGCAGACAGTCTAGCAAAGATACACCCTACATCCTTTGACCATTTTACGTATTCGTCAATTAGTTTGAATGCGGTCTTACCGTTTCGATGGTCTGGGTCAAACCACAGTAAAATCTCTTGACTAACTAATAGGTCACTTATCATAAGTTCAGCAGCGTAAGCTCCCATACACCCAACAATCTCACCTTCGTATTCAACAACTTTAGCGAACCCAAGCTCACCGTCTATCAGTTGTTGTATTAAAGAAGTGACCTTGGTTGGGTCCATCTTTGCAAAGGTATGACCTATCTCTTTGCTAAATTGTTTACAGGCAATTACAAGTTCAAGTGTGTCGCCGTGGTTAGCGTCCCGTATTGTGTAAGACATGAAGTCTCCTAGTTAGAATTTACTATTTACTCCACCTAGGATAGAGAACCCTAGTAGAATAAAGTCTTTACCCTGCTCACTCTCGAACTTAATACGCATTGAACGTCCCTTGCCACGTAGTTTCATACGTGTAACAATGACTGACTCAGGGTGGTTGAAGTCTAGAAGGTTACTAGAGTTTACGACTGGCATACGCTTGAAGCGGTAGGCTTGTTGAGGGCTACTAGACGAGGCACTCTTGAAGTCCCAGAAAGAAGTAACGAACATTGACGATGGGTTGTCTGGCTGGTAGCCTGTTTCTTCGTTGCCTTCCCAAGCTGTCTCTGTTAGGCGCATGTATGTAGTCACGTAAGGTGCAGTCTTCTTAAGGAGTAGGTCACCCATGAAGTCGTAACCAGCTTCTGCATATGAGGAGTAGTTTGTTGTACCCCAATCTAGGAAGTCATCTCCACTAAAGGAACCCATAGTGATCTTGTTTGTAGCATTGTCCCTAATCAGAGCAATGATAGCAGGGGAACCTGTAGCTACGTTTGCTACCTGTTGAGAGATAACATCGTCACCTGCAGTCGTTACTACATCATCACCGTTAGTAGTTACTACATCAAGGGCAGAGAGACTAGCACCGAAGCCTGAGTAGAACTCAAACCCTACTACGCAGTCTGTGTCTGCTCCAGCATCTTCAATATACCAAGGGTAGAATGCTCGTAGTGCAGCATCAAGTACAAGGATGTTGTTAACTTTAGACTCAACACCTTCGTCCTGATCGGGCCAAGACCAGTAGGCTCTTTTGTTTACACTGTCAAATGCAGTCTTTAGTTTAGTCTTAGACTCGTTAGGGATCAAGTCCCAATAAGACTGGATAGTACCAAGTGTTAGGTTACTCTCTACAGGCCGACCAGTTGCACCATCGAAGTCTAAGGTATGGATACCGTTGCGGCTCCACCAGATAGGAGATCCATCTGCAACAATAAAGCTACTAGCATCTACGATACCTACGTCTGTAACCTTCTTAACAGCAAAGGCTGAGGGTGAGAAGACACCATCAATACCTTCTATACGCCACACACCATTATCAGCAAAGACGTAAAGAGAAGCATCAATAACGTAGAGAACCTTAATACCTACTGCACCAGCAATCCTGATAGTACCACCGTCTGTGTCTAAGAGATCACTGATCTGCTCAGAGGTAGGGTCATTCTGTTGTAGGCACTCACCTAGTTTATTGAAGTCAGTTATCAGTTGGCTAAACAGAATGATGTCTGTGTTCTTAGCACTGTTCAAGCCTGCATAGAAAGCACGGCCTGCGAAGTTAGCTATAGTAGAGAACCTGCTAGTCTCTACTTCAGTTGTAAGACCTGAGATACCCGAAGCACTTGTACGGTTCTTATTAAAGAAGTCTAGTATGTAGTGTCCGTTACCAGTTAGTGTCGTACCAGTGTAGATCTTATTCCACTCAGCAGCATCGTAGGTTCCCGTAGCATCTTTACCTGAGTACCAAGGATGTGTCAGACGCTTTGTAAGGTCCGTAGGAGCACCGTTACCTGTGTTCCACCCTGTGTTCTGTGCATCGTACTTACGTTCATTAGAGGGGCTTGAATCGTCTGTGAGGTATGTTGAGGTGTCACCCTGCCAATCGAAGTCACGAGTACGGAAGTCGATCTGTGTGACTGTTAAGGTCTCTGCTACATTGTCTCGTTCTATGTAGATGGGGTTGATAGCAGATGATACAACAAGCAAGGCACCCTTGAGGGATGTGAATGTACACTTAGCTTCCGAAGCACCTACACCACCTGAGGTCTCGTATGTAGCAAGGTTAACTGTATGTGTCTCTTGGTTAGCTGAGAAGGGAGCTTCGGCTTTGTTGTAGAAGTAGAGTGTAGCACCGTTCTGAAAGACTAGGAACTCTAGACCTGACTGACCGCCTACGTTAGACCATGTACCTGTAGTTGTGATAGCTGCATCTGATACAGTAAAGGTAGACAGTACTGCGTTAGTTTCCTTAGCAATACCCTTACGTCTACGGCGAGAGCCATCACGACGAAGGTCACAGTTCAGTTCGTCTACAGAAGCATCTGGTGGAAACGTAAGTTCCCCTGCCTCAGTAACCAGACCTTTAATGAAAGTATTAACTACCCTTTGAGTTAGATTCTGTGGCATTTCGTTTCTTCCGCTCCTCAAAGTCCTTACCGAAAGCCTCTCGTTTGACAGCTTTAGTAGGGCTTAATGTATTAAAGTATCTCTGGATAGCATCCTTAGCCCTCAGTATGGAAGTGTACTTACCACTTAGCTCTTTAGGTATCTTGCCTTTCTCGACATGAACTTCGAAGAACTTATAACCACCGGGGGTCTTCTTGACATGAATAGCTGTAGTAGACTTCTCAGGACATCTTGCGGTTAAGATCTGTTTGTCGTTGTTAACAGTAAATTCAACGTCTACCATATGTGGGCCTTTTGTTTGCTTGCTTGAGTCGGTGCATGTCGTTCTGTACATAGGACTTCTGCCTACGAGCAGCCTGTTCGATCTTCTGGTCTACACCATTCTTGAACAAAGAGAAGCAGGTTGACTTAGACTCAGCAATAAGGTAAGGAAACAATACTTCATCTACGTCTGGTGTGAAGTCATCACTGATTGTGAAGCTAGGTATCTTGTGTCCGTAGCATCGTGTCTTAGAGGAAGTAAGTGTCTGGCTGATAGAACTATCGTATGAGTCCATAACAACATGCTCGTCATCAAACAGTGTGAAGTAAGAAGGAGCCTTGTCGTTGCGGATCAAGACAGGTACGTTACCGTTAACGGAGTTAACTGAGATAGTTGTAGTACCCTCAGCATTCAAGCTAAGAAACTCAATAGGCTCCAAGTACTTTAGAGTACGGAAGTCAGTACCAGTAGCTGAGATGTTATACTGTACAGTCTCAATCTTCTTTACATCCTCAGGAATAATGAAGTGTGTAGGACGAGCAATAGAAGAGAGACTTGTCAGTGTAAGAAGTTCTTGGTGTTCTGGTATCATTCGTGTAGATACCATGTTAAAGTAGACATCACGAACCACAGAAGCAATCTGTTCAGCTTCAATGGAATCACTAATGCTATTCACATCCTCAGAGTCCATATCGGACAGGATGTTCTGGACTATCTGTAGGAGTGTTCTTTTCATTAGGTGTGCTCCACTACAATAGATAGGATGCAGTCAACGTGTGAGCTAGGCCCACCATCGCCTTGAACAAGAATGTAATCATTATCTGTGACTGTGTTGTTAGAGGATGGGTTAACGGAGTCAACATCACCAGCAGCTGAACCCGATTGAGTTACAGTAACTGTCCCCATCGTAGCTGAAGAGGAGTTCTTAATTGTAAACACAAGATCTGAACCAGAGATAGCAGCCCCTATAGAGGAGGTTATCCGACTTACTGTACCTCCGAATGGAATAGGAAGATATGCGTCCGAAGCAGAAGAGATGTCATGAATATGAATATTAAAGACAGATCGTCTATGGTCTTCCCATGTACCTGAACCTGCACCGTCTGCTACATACACATCACCTGCAGCAGCTGTGGAAGCACCTTTAGGCTCGTGGAGATAGGGGTCAGATAGTGCTGAGTGATTTACGTTTGCCATTTAATGTATTCTCCTAGAGCAAGGGTAGGGTGACCCCGAAGGATCACCCTTGTAGTATTATACAGCTGGGTTCGAAATGATCGAAACGATACCCTCTGGACGGTACTTCTTAACACCGTAACGAGCAGTAGTTACATACTCGTGACGTTGGTAATCTTTGTTGTACTCATAATCCACCTCAGGCATTTGACGCCATGCACCAACAAACGGGTTAGCACCTGCATCAGAGGAGAAGAACAAGTTAGCAACACCGTTGTTAGAGGAGAAGTCTTGTGCTGTTGTGCCATCTGCTTCCAAGAGTGCTGCGTCTGCAACAGTGTTCTTGAGGTAGTTAGATGTATATACATCGAAACCGTAGACGTTAGCAACAAAGCGCATACCTGTTGCGATACCATCACGAACAATACCTTCCCACATTGGGTTGTTGGACACGTTAACCAAGTTAGTCAAGGTGTTCAGTTGGTACTCAACGGATGGGTCAACGATAGCAACCATACCACGATCAGGTACATTGGACTTCTTAAGTGCATAACGAGCAAATGCAAAGTCTGCAAGCTCAATACGACCGGAGTTACCACCAGCGATACGGTGTGCAACACCATCAGTTGTTTCTGCAGAGTTAGCAGTAACACCGACTTCAGGAGAAGCGAAGGTTGTTGTTTCGAAGTGCTCCATGATTGCACGTTCTTGCTCAGGAACAAACCGTGCTTCAAGCTGTGCGCTGTAGAACGAGTCCTGTGCAGCTTTCTTAGTCATGTAAGAAGCAGACTGCAGGTACTTATCTACAGTGAACTGGAACTCTGCAGTGTCCATTGGGACATACGATACAGCAGCATCTTCAGTGTAATCGGCTACAGTTGTTTCACCGATTGTTGGGATTGTGAATGTGTCACCATCTGGGAAACCGTCAAGCATACGTACATAACGCTGTGCTTGCATTTCGTCCCGAAGGATCTCTTTGAGTTCTGAGGAGTAAACCTCTGAACGAATCAGACGTTGCATGTCTGTGTTTGAGGAAATCATACCTGCCATTTGACTAGGCCTTTCTTAAAGTTAATTGCCGAATTTATCACCCATCCGCATCTTATCTTCCATAAGCTGTTGTTGGACTTTAGGTGAGTAGTATTCGTTTCGGTTTTCTCTGCGTAGCTTCTGGTAATAAGACCAGTCACGCTGCGAAGAGGATTGCATTGCGACACCATCAGTACGAACTGAACCTTGCGTCATTGGCTTGAAAGTCTCTTGCTTCTCACCTAGTAAGGTAAAGAAAGCGGAGGGAGATTCAGAGGCTAAGTTCTGCATACGTTCAAGACTGATACCAAGTTCTTTAGACTTGTTCACCAGTACATTGCTTGCCTCAGTACCGTACATCTCTTGTAGTTTACTATCTACAGAAGATATGTTCTGGTTAGCTGTGGCTTGCTGTTCTCGTTCTGTTAGTGTCTTTTCGACAAGGCTCTTTAAATCATTTTCACTGACTGCAAGGTTGGTATGTCCCTCAGTAACTGTGCCAC